TTGCTTGACAGCTTCACCGAAAAAATGGCGCGAAATTTTCATTTCGAATATGGAACAGCGCGCGCCTGGGGATCTTTTGGCTATGCTATTGGCGCGTTCTTTGCCGGCATATTTTTTAGTATCAGTCCCCATATCAACTTCTGGTTGGTCTCGCTATTTGGCGCTGTATTTATGATGATCAACATGTGTTTTAAAGATAAGGATCACCAGTGCGTAGCGGCGGATGCGGGAGGGGTAAAAAAAGAGGATTTTATCGCAGTTTTCAAGGATCGAAACTTCTGGGTTTTCGTCATATTTATTGTGGGGACGTGGTCTTTCTATAACATTTTTGATCAACAACTTTTTCCTGTCTTTTATGCAGGTTTATTCGAATCACACGATGTAGGAACGCGCCTGTATGGTTATCTCAACTCATTCCAGGTGGTACTCGAAGCGCTATGCATGGCGATTATTCCTTTCTTTGTGAATCGGGTAGGGCCAAAAAATGCATTACTTATCGGTGTTGTGATTATGGCGTTGCGTATCCTTTCCTGCGCGCTGTTCGTTAACCCCTGGATTATTTCATTAGTGAAGCTGTTACATGCTATTGAGGTTCCACTTTGTGTCATATCCGTCTTCAAATACAGCGTGGCAAATTTTGATAAGCGCCTGTCGTCGACGATCTTTCTGATTGGTTTTCAAATTGCCAGTTCGCTTGGGATTGTGCTGCTTTCAACGCCGACTGGGATACTCTTTGACCACGCAGGCTACCAGACAGTTTTCTTCGCAATTTCGGGTATTGTCTGCCTGATGTTGCTATTTGGCATTTTCTTCTTGAGTAAAAAACGCGAGCAAATAGTTATGGAAACGCCTGTACCTTCAGCAATATAGACGTAAACTTTTTCCGGTTGTTGTCGATAGCTCTATATCCCTCAACCGGAAAATAATAATAGTAAAATGCTTAGCCCTGCTAATAATCGCCTAATCCAAACGCCTCATTCATGTTCTGGTACAGTCGCTCAAATGTACTTCAGATGCGCGGTTCGCTGATTTCCAGGACATTGTCGTCATTCAGTGACCTGTCCCGTGTATCACGGTCCTGCGAATTCATCAAGGAATGCATTGCGGAGTGAAGTATCGAGTCACGCCATATTTCGCTATCAGGATTCTGTGTGATGGTTACATCGCCCGGCCCAGGGCTGTTTAGTCATCAGCGCTTTCTGACAGTGCTGAGATTTCAACCTGTTGCAGTAAAAATGAGTAGATATAAGGCAAGTGTGCTGCCAAACCCATCTTTTACGGGGTGAAGGTAGATTTCGTTTGAAGGGTATCTGGTGTCCCCTGCAGACATCTACTTGACGCGGCAGGGGATTGATTAGAATGGTGTTTTTTAGATGTGAGAAATATTTTACCCGCTATTTTACCCATTGGCGCGGCTTAAGAGCTTATTTTTGAATTCACAATGGTCACGATATAACCATCTTGCTCGCCCGTGGATAACTTTGGCTTTAGGCAGGTCTCCGGACTTAATCCGGTCATATATGAAGGTTTTACCGAAGCCAGTATCAGCCATGATGAATTTCAAATCAACCAGGGAATCAGGCTGTAGTTCGTGTTGCATGAGTGCTATCTCCGAATAGGGAATCGAACCTGCAAATCAGGTAATAAAAAAACCGCATTGATGCGCCGATGGTAGGTCTGGATATCTTGATAAATGAAAATGCCTCATCGAGTGTGAGGCGGGTTAATCCTTGCGTAGCTCGCTGATTCTTCTGTAAGTCTCTGGTGCTTTGTTCCCGTACGTCTTCATTTCAGACTTCAACAGAGCAACGAGTGAATCCCATTCGTTGAGGATTCCTTTGAATGCCGGAACGCGCTTTGCAACCTTGTCGAATGAATCTCTGATTTCTGGAATCTGCTCAACAAGTGCAACGCATCGCCGAAAGTCTGCTGCGTCATGTGGAGCACCGAAGCTATGACCATAGATATTCTTTTTCAGTCCACATGCGATTGAGGCAAGAGTTGCGCTACTGATGCCAACATCGCCAGTCGATTGCCATTTCAAAACCTTCATAGCCAAATCTGACATTTCTTGTCTCCAATAAAAAACCGCCATCAGGCGGCTTGGTGTTCTTTCAGTTCTTCAATTCGAATATTGGTTACATTGTTTTCATATATGAATAAATAAATTAGCTTTTTCCGTTGCCTTCGCGATCTTTATTAATTTTGACAAACTCGTTTTTACCACGCTCTCCAAATGCGTCTTTAGAGTCGTTGTATCCGCAATCGCAGCACACATAATCACCAGACCATCCACGCATTGTTTTTTCTTTTGCAATATTTCCAGAACCGCATTTTGGACAAGACATATCACTACCTCCAAAGCATGAGTGAGATGACAACGTAACATTGATTGGAGATTAACAATAGATTGCTGATGTAAAAGATATGTATAAGCTTCGCTTTCAAAGTGGAGGCTCTGGTAGCGGCATCCAGTGAGTTACGTCATCCAAGATATTTCCTGATAAATACGTGAAAGCTCTATATTTTTTGTAATCAATTGGATTTACAACCCAGTTCCAATATGCGGCCACGATTTCACCTTGACTAAATGCCAGTAACATTTTGGTGTCTTCCGGCATTCGATCACTACAGCTTATCCAACACAAATCACGGAATACAGATATCGTTCACCACAAAAATCACCGGACGTGGTCAACAGTGGCTGACCAGAAAGCTGCTCGATAACGGAATGCTGAAAGTAACAGGGGAGGCTGCTTAATGGCTAACCTACGCAAAGAAGCACGCGGCAGAGAATGCCAGGTACGTATTTACGGCGTATGCAATGGCAATCCTGAAACTACAGTTCTGGCACATTACCGGATGGTTGGAATTTGCGGAACGGGAATGAAACCTGACGACCTGATCGGTGCATGGGCTTGTAGCGCGTGTCACGATGAAATCGACCGACGTACCCATAATCTCGACAACAAAGACGCCAGACTTTACCACCTCGAAGGCGTGATCAGGACGCAGGCGATACTGCTGAAGGAGGGGAAGATTAAGTCATGAACGAATATCAGTTTGTGCTTCCATACCCGCCGTCGGTGAATACCTACTGGCGAAGACGGGGAAGCCAATATTACATAAGCGATAAAGGCCAGAAATACCGAAAAGACGTTCAGCAAATCATCCGCCAACTCAAGTTAGACATTTTCACCAAATCACGACTCCGCATCAAAGTCATCGCAGACGTTCCAGACTCCCGCCGCCGCGACCTCGATAACATCCTGAAAGGTTTACTCGACTCACTTATCCACGCCGGATTTGCGGAAGACGACGAGCAATTCGATGACATTCGCGTAATTCGTGGTGTGAAAGTACCAGGCGGACGGCTTGGAATAAAAATCACCGAACTGGAGAACGTATGAACGCCACAATTCAAACGATACCAGAGCTTCTTATCCAGACACGAGGCAATCAGACCGAAGTGGCTAGGATGCTTTCCTGCGCAAGAGGAACAGTGCTTAAGTACAACCGAGACAGCAAAGGTGAGCGTCACATAATAGTTAACGGCGTCCTGATGGTCAAACAGGGCAAAAGGGGAAGGCCATGAGACTCGAAAGCGTAGCTAAATTTCATTCGCCAAAAAGCCCGATGATGAGCGACTCACCACGGGCCACGGCTTCTGACTCTCTTTCCGGTACTGATGTGATGGCTGCTATGGGGATGGCGCAATCACAAGCCGGATTCGGTATGGCTGCATTCTGCGGTAAGCATGAACTCAGCCAGAACGACAAACAAAAGGCTATCAACTATCTGATGCAATTTGCACACAAGGTATCGGGGAAATACCGTGGTGTGGCAAAGCTTGAAGGAAATACTAAGGCAAAGGTACTGCAAGTGCTCGCAACATTCGCTTATGCGGATTATTGCCGTAGTGCCGCGACGCCGGGCGCAAGATGCAGAGATTGCCACGGTACAGGCCGTGCGGTTGATATAGCAAAAACAGAGCAGTGGGGGAGAGTTGTTGAGAAAGAATGCGGAAGATGCAAAGGTGTCGGCTATTCAAGGATGCCAGCAAGCGCAGCATATCGCGCTGTGACGATGCTAATCCCAAACCTTACCCAACCCACCTGGTCACGCACTGTTAAGCCGCTGTATGACGCTCTGGTGGTGCAATGCCACAAGGAAGAGTCAATCGCAGACAACATTTTGAACGCGGTCACACGTTAGCAGCATGATTGCCACGGATGGCAACATATTAACGGCATAATATTGACTTTTTGAATAAAGTTGGGTAAATTTGACTCAACGATGGATAAATGCACTCGTTAAATAAAGCCCTGAGTTAATAGCTCGGGGCTTTTTGCGTTTTAATCACGACCTTTCTGAAAGCACATCAAACCAAATACCAGACAGACAAAAATAATCACCTTATCCGCTGTGGCTACGGTGCGGTGTGCTTTGCATAAAAGAAAACCAGCGCAATGGCTGGCTTCGTGAAAGTGGGTGGCAAGAAGTTGTTGTCGATTAAAAATAAATACAAGGAGTAGCTTATGCTAAGCGAAACAGCGAAAGATATCGCAGGATATGAAGGTAAATACTCCGTAACTACTGATGGCCGCGTTTATTCTCATTCGAGAGTTGATGCTCGTGGAAGGTTACAGAAGGGCAGATGGCTTAAGCCTGTTAATCATAGTGATGGTTACTTGTATGTAAATCTCCGCGACAAAGGAGCACTTAAAAAACATTACATTCACAGGTTAGTGGCGGCTGCATTCATTGATAATCCAAACTCGCTTCCGCAGGTAAACCACATAAATGGAATCAAGTCTGACAACAGAGTAGATAATCTTGAGTGGGTTACTGGCTGCCAGAATATGGTCCATGCAAGCAAGTCAGGATTGCTAAACCCAATCAGTGGTGAGCGTCACTATTGTGCAAAACTCACTACTGAGCAAGTGAAAGAAATACGTGCGTGCAAATCAATGTCACAGCGTGAAATGGCGAGAATGTACGGCGTATCAAAAGCAACAATTGCAGGAATTCTTAACTATAAGACATGGGTTATTTATTAACTAATTAATTAAGAGCTCCCATTACAGGATGCATTTATGAGTGCATCCATTAATGGTCGTTAAATGCGATTGATATGGATACTGCGCAAACAGTATCCCTAATGGTCTCCTCGCGAAAACTGTGACGAGCAAACAGCGTTACCGCAAAATGTAGCCTGGATTTGTTCTATCAGTAATCGACCTTATTCCTAATTAAATAGAGCAAATCCCCTTATTGGGGGTAAGACATGAAGATGCCAGAAAAACATGACCTGTTAGCCGCCATTCTCGCGGCAAAGGAACAAGGCATCGGGGCAATCCTTGCGTTTGCAATGGCGTACCTTCGCGGCAGATATAATGGCGGTGCGTTTACAAAAACAGTAATCGACGCAACGATGTGCGCCATTATCGCCTGGTTCATTCGTGACCTTCTCGACTTCGCCGGACTAAGTAGCAATCTCGCTTATATAACGAGCGTGTTCATCGGCTACATCGGTACTGACTCGATTGGTTCGCTTATCAAACGCTTCGCTGCTAAAAAAGCCGGAGTAGAAGATGGTGGAAATCAATAATCAACGTAAGGCGTTCCTCGATATGCTGGCGTGGTCAGAGGGAACTGATAACGGACGTCAGAAAACAAGAAATCATGGTTATGACGTCATTGTTGGCGGAGAGCTATTCACTGATTACTCCGATCACCCTCGCAAACTTGTCACGCTAAACCCAAAACTCAAATCAACAGCAGCCGGACGTTACCAGCTTCTTTCCCGTTGGTGGGATGCCTACCGCAAGCAGCTTGGCCTGAAAGACTTCTCTCCGAAAAGCCAGGACGCTGTGGCATTGCAACAGATTAAAGAGCGTGGCGCTTTGCCGATGATTGATCGCGGTGATATCCGTCAGGCTATCGACCGTTGCAGCAATATCTGGGCTTCACTTCCGGGGGCTGGTTATGGTCAGTTCGAGCATAAGGCTGACAGCCTGATTGCAAAATTCAAAGAAGCAGGCGGAACGGTCAGAGAGATTGAGGTATGAGCAGAGTCACCGCGATTATCTCCGCTCTGGTTATCTGCATCATCGTCTGCCTGTCATGGGCTGTTAATCATTACCGTGATAACGCCATGATCTACAAAGAGCAGCGCGATAAGGCCGCATCCACAATCGCTGACATGCAGAAGCGTCAACGTGATGTAGCGGAACTCGACGCCAGATACACAAAGGAGCTTGCTGATGCTAACGAGACTATCGAAAGCCTCCGTGCTGATGTTTCTGCTGGTCGTAAGCGCCTGCAAGTCGCCGCCACCTGTGCAAAGTCAACGGCCGGAGCCAGCAGCATGGGCGATGGAGAAAGCCCAAGACTTACAGCAGATGCTGAACTCAATTATTACCGTCTCCGAAGTGGAATCGACAAGATAACCGCGCAGGTTAACTACCTGCAGGAGTACATCAGGACGCAATGCCTTCGATGATAGCGATAATTTTACTCATCATCCTTCACATCTGTCTCTGTAGACAGGGTGGTGATCACTTCTGGAGTGAATCCAGATTAAACATCTCATTGCTGATGCTTGAAGTTGAGCATCTGGCGCGCGGTAAGGGGCTGCGTTGAGATAAGAGCCAGTCATTACAAAGCCTATCTACGGGTGGGCTTGATAATGAAACCGTGATTTACATCCCTCACAATCCAGGTATGTAAAGCTGGATTATGCGAGAACGGATTTAACTAAATCTGTGCACCACCAGTTACGGCAGTACCACGAAGCAACCCAAGCCAGTAAGTGGGGAAATAACACTGGCAGCCACTGAAAGATGAACCTCCAGCCTTATGGCAAAAAAGATTCTTTGTGGTGGCGGACTGATGGAAAGACATCGGTTATTGCAGAGGCCATTCAATGAGTGGTCTCGACAATGGCTTATACCCTACACGGGATAACTTAACTGATATCCCTTTTAACGGATAAACGGAGCCAACAATGGCAGAGATTATTCCCATGACTGAAGAACAGAAATTCCAGTTAGAGATTTACAAACTGGTCATGAACCAGAACGCAGCCGCAGAAGAAGCATTTCAATTCATTGGCACTGACGAACTGAAGCTTGAGCTATTCAAAATTCACTTCCAGTCAGGTGGCGCTAATTCGGATATCACGATCCGCACATTTGAAGCGGTGCGTAAATCGAAGGAAGCGTTAGACCTGTTCACCACCGGAGCATGATGTGAGCCGCGTAATCAATTTGGGTAAGGAGAAGAAATTCCCAATTACTCAAGAGCTATACGAGCGGCTGGAAAGCGTCATTCATGATTACGATGGTGAAATCAGTTTATGCGAGGCGATTGGCACACTCGAATTGCTGAAGCAGTCACTGATTGAAGGCGCGAAAGAGTCCTCAACCTGAAATGACAATTAAGTGAGATAAATATGGCGACTGAACCAAAAGCTGGTCGCCCCTCTGATTATATGCCGGAGGTGGCTGACGATATCTGCTCGTTGCTTTCTTCTGGCGAAAGTTTGCTGAAAGTATGTAAGCGTCCTGGTATGCCGGATAAGTCCACTGTTTTCCGCTGGTTGGCAAAGCATGAGGATTTTCGCGACAAGTACGCGAAGGCAACTGAGGCACGAGCTGATTCTATTTTCGAAGAGATATTCGAAATTGCTGACACTGCGATTCCAGATGCCGCCGAGGTGGCAAAGGCAAGACTTCGCGTTGATACCCGCAAATGGGCGCTGGCCCGAATGAATCCCCGTACCAGTTCACTGTAACATTGACCGGAGCGAAAGCCAGCGTTACAGGTTTTCTGAAAGCTGGTGATCAGGTCAAATTCACCAATACCTACTGGCTGCAACAGCAGACCAAACAGGCGTTGTATAACGGAGCCACACCAATTAGCTTCACTGCAACGGTTACTGCTGATGCTGATTCAGACAGCGGTGGCGATGTGACGGTTACGCTTTCTGGTGTTCCGATTTATGACACTACAAACCCGCAGTACAACTCTGTAAGTCGTCAGGTAGATGCAGGCGATGACGTATCTGTAGTAGGCACTGCTAGCCAGACAATGAAGCCAAACCTGTTCTATAACAAGTTCTTCTGTGGACTTGGCTCTATCCCACTGCCGAAACTGCACAGTATTGATTCTGCTGTTGCAACATATGAAGGTTTCTCCATCCGCGTACATAAATACGCAGATGGCGATGCCAACGTGCAAAAAATGCGCTTCGACTTACTGCCTGCATATGTGTGCTTTAACCCTCACATGGGCGGTCAGTTCTTCGGTAATCCGTAATAACAAGGGGCTTACGCCCCTTTTATGTTTTAAGGAAACAATATGGATCGGATGAGTGTATTCCTTGCCGCAGATAACGAATCCGGGCATGTACAGGCCGTTATCGCAGAAAAAGACTTCCAGTTTTTCGAAAGGTTGGGCTTTGTTGCCTCAGTTGATGAATTGAAACCGACCAGTAAGCGAGGTCGTAAGGCGGCAGACAATGGCAACAGTACTGACAAAGGGTGAGATCGTCCTTTTTGCGCTTCGTAAGTTTGCTATTGCTTCTAATGCATCGCTGACTGATGTTGAGCCGCAATCAATTGAAGATGGTGTAAATGATCTGGAAGATATGATGTCCGAGTGGATGATTAACCCCGGCGACATTGGTTACGCTTTCGCAACTGGAGATGATCAGCCATTACCAGATGATGAGTCAGGTCTTCCAAGAAAATACAAACACGCAGTAGGCTATCAGTTATTGCTGAGAATGCTATCTGATTACAGCCTTGAACCAACTCCGCAAGTTCTCAGTAACGCCCAACGCTCATATGATGCCTTGATGACCGACACTCTGGTTGTTCCTTCAATGCGACGACGTGGAGATTTTCCTGTAGGACAGGGTAATAAATATGACGTGTTTACATCTGACTGATATTATCCAGGCGATCTCCCTCTGATTGATGGCGATATCCCAAACGCATAGGTGAATAAATGCCGATTCAGCAACTTCCGCTTATGAAAGGTGTCGGCAAAGACTTCCGAAACGCCGACTATATCGACTATCTGCCAGTGAATATGTTGGCTACACCAAAAGAAATCCTTAACAGCAGCGGATATCTTCGCTCATTCCCGGGCATTGCCAAACGTTCTGATGTGAACGGCGTATCGCGTGGCGTCGAGTACAACATGGCGCAGAATGCTGTTTATCGCGTGTGTGGTGGCAAGCTGTACAAAGGCGAAAGTGAAGTCGGTGACGTCGCCGGAAGTGGTCGTGTATCAATGGCGCATGGTCGGACATCACAGGCGGTAGGCGTTAACGGGAAACTGGTCGAGTATCGCTATGATGGCACGGTTAAAACCGTCTCAAACTGGCCTACAGACAGCGGATTCACGCAGTATGAGTTAGGCTCAGTACGCGACATTACGCGCTTACGTGGGCGTTATGCGTGGTCAAAAGACGGCACTGATTCATGGTTTATCACTGACCTTGAAGACGAATCACATCCTGACCGATACAGCGCACAATATCGCGCAGAATCGCAGCCTGACGGCATCATCGGCATCGGAACATGGCGAGACTTCATCGTCTGCTTTGGTTCATCGACGATTGAATATTTTTCCCTGACTGGTGCAACCACTGTTGGTGCCGCTTTGTATGTCGCCCAGCCATCGTTGATGGTGCAAAAAGGAATCGCCGGAACCTACTGCAAAACGCCGTTTGCTGATTCGTATGCGTTCATCAGCAATCCGGCAACAGGTGCGCCGTCTGTTTACATCATCGGCTCCGGTCAGGTATCACCAATCGCCAGCGCGAGCATTGAGAAAATCCTCCGCTCCTACACTGCTGATGAACTGGCTGATGGCGTGATGGAATCGTTGCGGTTTGATGCTCATGAGTTGCTGATTATCCACCTTCCGCGCCATGTTCTCGTGTACGACGCATCTTCAAGCGCCAATGGTCCGCAATGGTGTGTACTGAAAACAGGCCTGTATGACGATGTGTACCGCGCTATCGACTTCATTTACGAAGGCAATCAGATAACGTGCGGAGATAAGCTGGAATCGGTTATCGGCAAATTGCAGTTCGATATCAGCAGCCAGTATGGGCTACAGCAAGAACACCTGTTGTTTACACCACTCTTCAAAGCTGAGAACGCCAGATGTTTTGATCTGGAAGTTGAATCATCGACTGGTGTTGCTCAGTACGCTGACCGCCTGTTCCTCTCTGCAACCACTGACGGCATCAATTACGGGCGTGAGCAGATGATTGAGCAGAATGAACCGTTCGTTTACGACAAGCGTGTTTTGTGGAAGCGTGTCGGGCGAATAAGGAAAAATGTCGGCTTCAAATTGCGCGTTATCACGAAGTCACCTGTCACTCTGTCAGGCTGCCAGATAAGGATTGAGTAATGGTTGATTCATCACTGAATAATCCTGTCGCGGTTCAGGCTACGCGCCTTGATGCTTCAATTTTGCCACGCAATATATTCAGCCAGTCTTACATGCTGTATGTCATAAATCAGGGTGCTGATGTTGGCGCAATTGCCGGGAAGGCAAATCAGGCTGGTCAGGGCGCTTACGATGCTCAGGTGAAAAACGATGAACAGGACGTCGAGCTGGCAGATCACGATGCAAGAATCACCGCAAACACAAAAGCGATAAATCTCCTTGAGGTCAGGTTAACAACCGCCGAAGGGAAGATAGTCGTACTGCGTAGCGATGTTGATTACTTGCTGGATGAGGTTATCGATATTCAGGCGCATCTGGTCACTGTTGACCAAAGACTGGATGACGTAGAAAGCGATGTATCTGACATTAAGAGTGATTACGTATCGAAAACCGTAACCGAATCGCAGTCTCTTGCGTCACCGCTGGATGTAAAAACATCATATTCAGTTGATGGAATTCAGGTCGTTGGAGCAAGGCAGACCGGATGGACTGCAGCCACAGGTACGCCACTTCTTGGTTCATTCAACGCTAACCAGTCATACACGGTCGGCACTACGTACACACAATCCGAAGTCGCAGCTCTCGCTACAGGTTTGGAGCAGGCGCGGCAGCGTATTCTGGCGCTTGAAACAGCACTTAGATTACATGGGCTGATTGACTGATGATTACATTCAAACCAACGCGAAACATCGACCTGATAGAAGCCGTAGGAAATCACCCTGACATTATCGCCGGGAGCAACAACGGTGATGGATACGACTACAAACCTGAATGCCGTTACTTTGAGGTTAACGTGCACGGTCAGTTCGGCGGCATTGTTTACTATCAGGAGATTCAGCCGCTGACATTCGATTGCCACGCCATGTACCTGCCAGAGATTCGCGGCTTCAGCAAGGAAATTGGGCTGGCGTTCTGGCGATACATTCTGACTAACACCACCGTTCAGTGCGTCACATCGTTCGCTGCGCGCAAATTCCGCCACGGGCAGATGTACTGCGCAATGATTGGCCTTAAGCGTGTAGGAACCATCAAGAAATACTTCAAAGGCGTGGATGACGTGACTTTTTACAGCGCCACACGCGAAGAACTAATCGACTTCCTGAATCACAGGAGATAGCCATGTTATATGCATTTAAGCTGGGCAGAAAACTGCGCGGCGAGGAACCTTATTGCCCTGAAAAAGGCGGGAAAGGTGGCAGTTCTGATAAAAGCGCAAAGTATGCAGCAGAAGCTCAGAAGTATGCTGCAGATCTGCAAAATCAGCAGTGGCAGACGATCATGAAAAACCTTGCTCCGTTCACGCCTCTTGCGGAGCAGTATGTTAACCAGCTTCAGAACCTTTCCAGTTTAGAAGGTCAGGGGCAGGCACTTAATCAGTATTACAACTCTCAGCAGTATAAAGACCTTGCAGGGCAGGCGCGTTACCAGAGTCTTGCTGCTGCGGAGGCGACGGGTGGACTTGGTTCGACAGCCACAAGCAATCAACTGGCTACGATCGCGCCGACACTCGGTCAGTCTTGGTTATCAAATCAGATGAGCAACTACAACAATCTGGCAAACGTTGGGCTTGGTGCGCTGCAAGGTCAGGCAAACGCCGGGCAGACGTACGCCAACAACATGAGCAGCATTGCACAGCAAAGCGCAGCACTTGCCGCTGCTAATGCCAATAAACCATCAAGTCTTCAGACTGCAATTAGCGGCGGAACGTCCGGTGCGATTGCCGGTGCAGGTCTTGCCAGCCTTTTGGAAACATCAACACCTTGGGGCGCTGGCATTGGTGCTGGTATCGGATTGCTTGGCTCGTTGTTTTAAGGGGTAATCATGGCTACTTGGCAAGGATCAAATGGCGGATTGTTGGCTGGTATCGGCGGCGTCAACTCAAACGCTCCGAGCGTAAATGACATCGGCAACACGCTTCAGCTTATCAGGCAGAACAATGATATTGAGCGTTCAGGCGCTAACAATGTTGGGCTGACAGCTTTGCAAGGTCTTTCTGGTATTGCGGGTGTTTTTCAGCAGGAAAAGCAGGCTCAGCGGCAGAAAGAATTTCAGCAGGCGTACGCTAATGCTTATGCGTCTGGTGATCGCGGTGCTTTGCGTCAGTTGGCTACTCAATATCCAGACCAGATTGAATCCGTTCGTAAAGGCATGGGATTCATTGATGAAGATCAGCGTAATTCTATCGGCACCTTAGCGGCTGGCGCACGCCTTGCGTCATCGTCTCCAGAAGCAATGCAATCATGGCTGCAAAACAACGCCAAGGAACTGACTCGCGTCGGTGTTGACCCTAACAGTGTTGCTCAGATGTATCAGCAGAATCCTTCAGGATTTGGTGAGTTTGTTGATCACCTTGGAATGGCTGCTCTTGGCCCGATTGACTACTTCAATGTTCAGGACAAGATGGCTGGTCGTGAAATTGACCGAGGCAGGCTGGCAGAGACAATCCGCAGCAATCAGGCTGGAGAAGCACTAACAGCGCGTGGTCAGGACATCCAGATACGTGGACAGAACATCAGCGCACAGAATGCTGCTCTTTCCCGCGAAATACAAAGAGCAGAATTACAAGAAAAGGCTCTGGACAGACAGATAGCCAGAGAAAGCAATCAGTTAAAGCTTGAAGAGCTAAAACAGAAACAGGCAGATGTTCGGCAAAAGGCTGACATAGCCCGCGCTGACAGGCAGGCCGCCGCTCAGGGGGCAGTTGATACGTTCAGCACCGCGCTTGATTCTCTCAACGAGATAGAGCAAAGCCCCGGCCTTTCAAAAGCAGTAGGAATTCGCTCAGCGTTTCCGACAGTTCCTGGCTCTGATGCGGCTAACTTTGAAGCAAGGCTCGACACCTTTAAAGCTCAAACATTCCTTCCTATGGTGCAGTCCCTGAAGGGTATGGGCGCTCTTTCAGATGCTGAGGGTAAAAAATTATCCGATGCGGTTGGTGCCCTAAGCCCCAAAATGAGTGAAAAGGCTTTTCGTGACTCTATCGGAAAGATTAGAAATCAGCTTGAAAGCAAGTTGAGCACTGTTAAAAAACAGTTTGATTATCAGGAGCCGGTTCAGAATATGCCAGGGCAACAATCTACTACTGGCAGTAACTTTTCTTCACTATGGGGTGATTAATGGCTAAAGCATGGAAAGATGTTATCGCCTCTCCACAGTATCAGGCGTTAGCACCAGAACAAAAAGCGCAGGCTCAGGAGCAATACTTCAATGAAGTCGTGGCCCCGCAAGCCGGAGAAAATGCAGAGCAGGCTAAGAAAGCTTTCTATGCTGCCTATCCATTGCCATCTGTGCAGCCAGTGGAGACACAACAACCAGTAGCACAGCAACAACCACAGCAAAGTGGATTTATGTCTGATCTTGGTGAAGCAGTAAAAGAGACTGGTCGCGGACTGGTGCAGGCTGGCGTGAACGTGGCAAACATACCTGCATCAGTTGCCGATGCTGTAACAAGCGCGGCGGCTTGGGCTGGCGGTAAACTCGGTATTGGCGATGGTACATATCAACCAGCACCACGAGTAACAACGCAGGGATTAGAGCAGGACTTTGGCCTTCAGCAAGGTGCGCTGACTCCACAAACGACAGAGGGAAGGTTATTTGCTGAAGCATTGCCTTACCTCACTCCTGCTGGCGTTGAGAGAGCGGCGGTACAGGCACCAACACTTGCTGGTCGAATTGCTCAGGGGGCAACTCGCCTTCTAGCAGAAAACGCAGTTGGATCACTTGCTGCAAATAGTGCGAAAGATGATGCGGAAGCACTCGCCACCGATTTAGGCGTTGGTGTACTTGCTGGCGGTGCTATTAACGCTTCCGGACGTGGATTAGGTGCTGCTTATCGTGGCGTTCGTGGTTCGATAGCGCCAGAAGCGCAGCAGGCTATCAGATTTGCAGAGCGTGAAGGAATTCCTCTGCACACCACAGACCTGTTACAACCAACTTCCCGCGTCGGAAAAATGGCGCAGACTACAGCAGAAAATATCCCTCTGGCCGGCACAAGCGGAATGAGAGCAACGCAACAGGAAGCGAGAAGCCAGTTGGTGCAGAGATTTGCTGATAAATTCGGCGAGTACGATCCAGCGGTTGTTATTGACAGCCTTAAAGCGAAAACATCAGGAATTCGTCGTGCTGCAGGGAACCGTCTTGAGCAAGTTCAGAATGCAATGGCGGGAGTCAATATCCAGCCTGCGCGAGCAATTCAGCAGATTGATACTGAGATATCTAATCTGCAGAAGCTTGGTAAGGTAGCTGATAACGAGACAATTTCAAAACTTCAGTCATATCGTGATGAGCTTGTTCGCAATGCTGGCCCTGATGGTCCGGTAAATCTGGATTTGAAGCAATTAAGCGACCTGCGCAGCCAGTTCAGAATGGACGTGAAGGGTGAGCGACCAGTGTTACCAAACCGTTCCGATGCTGCCATTCAACGCGTTTACAAGGCAATGACTGACGATATCAATGGTGCCATTGGTCAGAATCTTGGCAACGATACTCTCCGTAAATATCAGCAGGCCAATGCCGTCTACGCTGACGAAGCGGCGAAACTAAAGAATACAAGGCTGAAGAATGTTCTCATGAAAGGCGACCTGACGCCGGAAGTCGTCAACAACATGCTATTCAGCAAGAACAAATCGGAAATTAAGACGCTGTATAACTCAGTTGGTCGTGTTGGCAGGGCGCAAATGCGCAATGGCATCATTGGAAAGGCGATGGAGAAATCTGGCGGATCCCCTGACCAGTTCCTTCGGCAGCTTAACATCCTGCAAAACCAGACTGGCATCACATTTAAGGGGCAGGACGCTGCTTATCTGAAAGGATTAAAAAACTACCTGCAATCCACGCAGCAGGCTGCAAAAGCGGCAGTAACAACACCCACAGGACAGCAAACTATCCCGTTCATTATTGGGTATGGGACGGCAATGAACCCGGCGACAACTGGCGCAGCAGTAAGCTACGGACTTCTTACTCGCGCCTATGAGAGCGAGCCATTCAGAAATGCAATGCTCCGAATGGCAAACACCCCACGCGGATCAACAGCGTTTGAGAAAGCCATGCAGCAGGCACAAAAGGCAATTAACGCTATGACGCAGGGGGCTAAGTCTGATGCGTTGTCAGAATAGCTTTTCAAACACCAGGAACGTGCAAAAACCAAATATGTAGAACGCGAGGTTTATCTTATCCCTCTGCATAGGCGATACCTTTGCTGATTGTTATCTGATGTTACTGCTACTGTTGCATGTGACTGTATTTCCAAACCCTGAATTGCAGTTTGTGTAAGTGTCAACTCGTGTTGGATAGGGTTGAGTTATAACAGGCTGTCTCGCTTTTTGCTCGATCGCTTGCATTGTGTTTACAGCCTGATAATTCAATAAAGCCTGCTGGAATGCTTGGCTTTGCGCTATTTGTTGGGCTTGTTCTTGGCTTTGTAGTTGAACATAAAGATTCTGAAGCTCAAGTCTTGCCTGCGCGTCACTTATCTTGCCATCATCGACACCTTGCCCGAGCATCTTCGCAGCAAGGACATATAACTTAGGTGTTGGTGCTGATGCCATGCGTGAGTCGTTCTTCACGCTAGCATCAAGGCAATTAGCCATATCGCTAAGCTTTGGATAGCGTTGTTCGCAATTTTCCTGATAGTCGCTAACCTTTGCACACCCTGCCAGCAGAAGCGGGATAATTAACAGTGATTTTTTCATATGATTAACTCTCCTTATCTTTGCCATCATGGCACTGTTGGGTGTAAATGAGTTATTAACTCAATCGACAATATCTTCACGAAAATACTTTTTATTATTAAGATCTTTCTGATTCTAACAAAACGGAAAGTAATATGAAGAGGATTATCGGCGTCGTTGCTGGCGCTATATTGTTATCTGGGTGCGCAACTATTGTTGGTGACGAAACACAGCTTGTGCAAGTGAACAGCAATCCTTCCGGCGCGAGCTTTAAGGTAAAAGACGAATCAGGCGTGATTGTTGCGCAAGGTAAGACCCCGCAAGGAGTAACTCTTGCCAAGTCAGATGGTAGTTATTTTGGCAAAAAGAGCTACCAGATCACTATGGAGAAGGATGGGTACGAACCAGTTACCCTGCCAATCAAAGCCAATGCTAATGGTTGGTATATTGGTGGAAACCTTGTGTTTGGTGGGTTAATTGGTTGGCTTGCTGTAGATCCATTTAATGGCGGTATGTATACCTTGAAGCCTAAAGAGGCAAATGCATCCCTTATACCGTCCACAAAGCAAGACTAGTAAATGGAACCCACCATCAGGTGGGTTTTTTGTACAAATCCTTCAGCGTATCAAACACCATCTTCTTAACAAGTTCAGACTGCTCATCAGCGATGCGTTCCGCATCGTCTCGATAGCCTGAAATTTTGGATGGCTTTGATACAGCATCAGTCACTATCTGAACTAATTCTGAATTAAGAGAGCGGCCATTGGATTTGGCTCGCTGTTTTAGTTTTTCCTTTAATTCGTAAGGTAGCCGCAGATTAAATTGCGGGTCATCTCTTCCCATTCTTGATGCCTCGCTTTTGTGAGTGGATCGGCATCTTATTATCTGCTGGTTGCATCCTCAATAAGACCACCGTGGTCTCTTTGTTTGATTAATAATGCATCACTGCGGCCACGCCGCGGCGATTCCTTGTATCTGGAGCAAATTAAATGACAGACATTACAGCCAATGTTGTGGTAAGCATGCCATCGCAACTCTTCACTATGGCGCGTTCTTTTAAAGCTGTAGCTAATGGCAAAATTTATATCGGTAAAATTGACACTGACCCGGTAAATCCTGAAAACCAGGTTCAGGTTTATGTGGAGAACGAAGACGGTTCTCACGTTCCTGTTTCGCAACCAATCATCCTTAACGCTGCTGGTTACCCTGTATATAACGGACAGATTGCTAAGTTCGTAACTGTGCAAGGCCATTCTATGGCTGTATATGATGCTTACGGTGCTCAGCAGTTCTATTTTCCTAATGTACTGAAGTATGACCCTGATCAATTACGACAGGAAATAACCACCAATGGAGGAGATAAGCTTGTTGGTAGTTCATACAACGGTAATGTATATAGTGACTATCTTGAATCGTATTATAAAAGAATAGCTAGTTTCGTTTCTGGCGGGACGCTAAATGACAGTAAAGATGTGGCTTTATATAGTGATGGTTACCACTATCAGTACAATGGGACGTTTCCTTATCCAATAAATGTCTTAGCTGGATCGTCACCAGATTCGAACTGGAAATGTGTTGGCAATGCACAGCGTGGATATGGCGTACCGGTCAGCGTTGAACAATTTATTACCCCTGAGATGGATTATGCTGGAGACCATACTGCTGCAATTAATGCCGCTCTAAATTCAGGATCGCCTCTTGTTCATTTCCCCGCACGAACAATTTACTGGGACGGGACACCTTTAATTGTTAAAACAGGAACGACCATTGACGCCTACGGGTGCACACTTAAGCTTAAGCCCGGAAGCTACCTTGGCATATCTACAGGTATTACAAACCGTAAAGGCTATAGTTATGACGCTGAAACGCCAGAGCATTATGATATCACGGTAAATGGGCTTATTATTGATGGTAATAAGTCTAATGTGACGTGGGACACAGCATCAGATAAGTCAACATTTAATGGTTTCTGGTTCCACCAGGCCACTCGCATTAAATTAACTGACTGCTCGGTTGTTAATGCTTATGGCTCTCGTGGCGGTCAACCTGGGATAATGTTTATGTTCTGTACTGATGTGCAGGTGACGCGTTGTCGCACTTATGATACTGACCGTAACGGCATGGCCTTCTACAGTACCGCTAACTTCAAGGTAATCGGCGGGTCATATCAGGTATCCCGCTGGAGAGAGCCAATATTGATGACCTCTGAAGACAATTCTGACGGCAGCCCTGTATTCCAGATATCGTCTGGGGTTGTTCTCGGTGCATATTGCAACAATATCGGGAGTAAGAAAGGCAAGTGGGGTATGCGTCTATCTGGAAGCTATGACGTGTACATAGGGCAAGGTACAAGAATCTATCACCAGAATACGGTAGAGGATGAAGATAACCCATCAGTTCGTCATAATACGATGGGGGTTATCATTAGCATGTATCCGAGCAACTCTCCACTTACTCGTAAAGCTACACTCGATGGTGTGTACATAAACGGTGCTAACGCTGACGTTAATATTGAGAACTCTGGCGTAATTGATGCTAAAATTTTAAATGTAACAAGTGAAAACGTGCAGAATGCTCTCAGTATAAACACGACTAACGGAGGAGATACCTTTGGGGTCGTCAAAGTCGAGAACTATACTTGCACCTTGACCGGAATTAAAACCGCTCCGAGAATAAAGAACATTAGCGAGTTTGTAGGACGTAACATCGATATACGTAACCCTGCCACTGCTTTGGCGATTGATAACTACGGAAAAGTAACTATCGATAACCTGCGCATAGACAAGCTGACGGCCGCTGCAAATGCATTGAACATTACTAATCCAAAAACTACAGCTTTAGACTGGGTTAGCTCGATTTCAAACTACCACGGGGTAAATAACGTAAGCAATATTATTAATTTCGATGGAAAGGCATTCATTGCAACAAATCTCGGATTGGCTACCACCACAGGAACAGGTATTCCATGCATGGAATTTGGTAGCAAATTCTATCTATTCAGGAACTCATCAGGACAGTTGGTTAGGAAATTTGGGTCTCCGCCAACAAGTTTAACTGATGGGGTTGTTATAGGATAGCTGTTCTGCGTTGTATGAATATTATTAATATGCATGAGATGTGATTGCGCAACATGATGCTTTAAATGGCATCTCATGCATACCATGCAGCTTGGCGGCGTTAATCAATCCAAGTATCGTCGTATGCTATAGGATTTATTACATAACTTGACAAAAAAATGAATAATCATTAATAATTTTCTGGATATTCAATTGTTGTGGTTGAGTGCAAATCAAAAATATTCAAATTTTGCGCTCAACAACTCACACCTTTTCATCAAGCCAGTCCGCCCACCATTGCATCATTTCCCTGCGTTTATCGAGATACTGCGCATGGTTGTAAATCCCGCGCACAGAACCGCCGTTGGCATGTGCCAGTTGCACTTCAATGGCGTCGGCAGGCCATTCGTGCTCGTTCATAATCGTGCTGAATTCATGCCTGAATCCGTGACCGCTTTCCAGACCCTCATAGCCGATTTGTTTGATCACAAGCAGTACCGCGTTCTCGCAGATTGACTTCTTCTTATCGTTGCGCCCGGCAAAAACAAACTCTGATACTGGTTTGGTGATTGAGCTTAGCGTAGTGAGAAGTTCAAACACCTGGTCTGACATCGGGACCACATGAATTTTGCGTCCCTTCATCACATTGGCGTCGATGGTGATAATTCTGTTTTCAAAATCGACGTTCTTCCATAGCATGGAACGAAGCTCTTTCGTTCTTAGGGCAGTGTAGCGTAAAACCTTGGTGGCAATGAGCGATACGATACTTCCTGAAAATGTTGCCAGTGCTTTATTGAATGCCGGGATCTGGTCTGCAGGAAGAAACGGGAAGTTCTTCTTGCGGTACCCCTTCATGGCGCCAGCAAGGTCAGGTGCCGGGTTATATTTAGCCCTGCCGGTGACAATAGCGTAACGGAAAACCTCGCCGCATCTTCTGCGGGCTTTGTTGGCTCGCTCCATTGCACCGCGATCTTCAAATCTGCGGATTACTTCCAGCAGTTGCATCGGCTCAATATCCTGAATCTCAAGACCGCCGATGATGGGTAAAATGTCGTCATCAAACATTTTGGCAAGTTCAGTTGCATAGCCTACTGACCAGACTTGCTTCTTGTGCTCGTACCATTCCTTGTAAATGGCGCTAAAGGAATTGTTGTTAGACGAAGCCTTTTTTGCTTTTACCGGATCGATGCCAACCGAGATGTCTTTCCTCGCAGTCCATGCTTTATCCCTTGCCTCCTGCAAAGTCATAAGCGGATATTTTCCGACGGTCAGGATTTTCTCCTTACCGTCAATCTTGTAGCGAAGCTGCCATACCTTTTTCCCTGACACAGGGACATAAAGGTACAGGCCATTACCATCGAGTAGGCGGTATGGTTTTTCTTTCGGCTTTGCTGCTTCAATCTGCTTAACGGTGAGCATGGGTAAAAATCCGGTGGGTAAAATTATTTTATCCACTTTTTACCCGTCATGGAGTGCGGCTGTCAACGATCTGAAGCGAACCATGGCGAACTGTGAATCTACGGAAGGCTTGATATTCAGGGGATTTTGCGGACTGGTACGGATGGAAGCGAACTGATAAATGGTGTCCCCTGCAGGAATCGAACCTGCAATTAGCCCTTAGGAGGGGCTCGTTATATCCATTTAACTAAGAGGACAATGCGGCATGAGTATACCCGCTAATGGAGTGCGGGGTAAGTACGCTGCCGCTCGATTGCTTAAACCCTCGCCATTTATGCCGGGTTTTTATCATTTTTCTTAATGTTTTCCGCACGTTCTGCTTTTTGGCGTGCTTCTGCTTTACGCTTGTTGCTCATGTCGTTACGAATCTGTGCATGACTCATTAACGCGAAGATAAAGGTGCCGCCGCAGATGTTCCCCGCTAAAGTAGGTAGTGCGAAGGGCCAGATGAAATCGCTCCAGTGCAGCGTACCGTTAAACACCAGATAGAGGATTTCAACAGAACCGACCACGATATGGGTGGTGTCACCCAGGGCAATAAGCCAGGTCATCAATATAATCACCACAATCTTTGCCGCACCTGCTGCAGGAAACATCCATACCATAGTGGCGATCAGCCAGCCGGAAATGATCGCGTTGGCAAACATCTCGCTGGGGGTGTTCTTCATCACATCCATGCCGATTTTGACAAATGCATCGCGAGTTTCTTCATTGAAGATAGGCATATATTCAAATGCCCATGCAGCAATACCTGTCCCGAGAATATTACCCAGCAGCACGACGCCCCATAATCGCATAAGTAAGCCGACGTTGCTCATTGTCGGTTTTTGCATGACGGGTAGTACCGCAGTCACGGTGTTTTCGGTAAATAATTGCTGGCGGGCCATAATGACGATAATAAAACCAAAGGTATAACCGAGATTCTCCAGTAAGAAGCTGCCCGGCACACCTTCCAGTTCGACATGAAATATCCCTTTTGCCAGTAACGAAGCGCCCATCGACAGACCCGCCGCAATGGCTGACCACAGTAGCGCCATTGCGTCGCGTTCCAGCTCTTTTTCACCATCCTGGCGGATATGCTCATGAATTGCCATCGCCCGGGAGGGGAGTCGGTCTTCATCTATTTCTATTTTTTTGCCGCGCTCTTTTTCTTCGCTCTCAACTTCAATTTCGTCGCTGTGTTGATCAATTTTGTCGTTGTCCAT